GGGAAAGGAGATCTTCTCATTCTTATCAGTCGGTCATAGACGGCTACAACTCCTTGATAGGATAGCCTTTCATCATTTATAACTACCCACTGCTCTGTTAAGTCGTCGATTGTGTTTGGTGCTGTTGGGAAAAATGGCATCGCTATTTCTGTACCTGCATATATCTTTTCTTGAAGATACTTGTTTACCCATAGCCCTGGTGTGTTTAGTGTTGATGTTGACATTATGATACCATCCCTGCACTTGCTACCCAGCGAGATCCAACAGACATTCCTGTTGGTCTGCCACCTCTTTTACCAGCAGCCAAGTTCTTCTTATAAACTGTTGGATTAGCAAAGTGCTTATCAATACCGCTTGATCTTAAAAATGCCTGAGTAAAGTATCTACCAAAGAACATGTCCCAAACATTCTCAAATTGTCCTTGTGTATTTCCTCCAGGGTTTTGAACAACAACTGGTCTCTTTGTATAAACAACTTGTCCACCAACCTCAAACCTTAAAGTCTCTCCATTAATTGGCTTAATAACAACTGGCTGACCAAGTTCCATAACCTTTGCCTTGTTTTCAAAAGGAACTCTTGATCCATCCTGAATAGTTTTTGATTGTTTAAAGTCTGACATAAATGATAAACCAAGGTTGCTTACAGTAAACTTAATGTCAAATAGTCTTGCTGATGAACTTCCTGATTGACCCCACTCATAAACATGATGAAGTGTGTCGTAGCCTACTCTTGCATTTGCATCAATAAATTGCGATGCTTGTTCTGCTACCACTGGTCCAAGATTTTTAAAAAAGGCAGACTTGCCAACTTGAACACCATCAACAAATCCGAAAGAGTATTCCATAATGTTGTCCATCTCTTTACGAAACTTCTTGCTATCCATTCTTACTTTAATCATACATCTACCGCCTGATTCTCAGATCTGCGTACGACAAGGTTATAATATTCAATTCCGCCAAATGGTCCTACGAATGGTTCCTGTGTTGCAATTTCAAAAATTGTAGACTTTCCTGCTCTTGGGCCTGCTGTTTCTGTATATATATAATTACAGTTTTTATCACGAATATTTGTCAAGATAATATTTGTCATTGAGTGCGGAGCATCTAAACTTGAAACTCTAATATCGGTCTTTACTCTACCAATGAGAGATGTCTTTTGTGTAATATTTACATTTGGAGTTATCTCTTCTTTTCCTGCGCCACCTACAGAATTAAAATTACCAGCAATAGTTTTATCTAAAACCCAAGTCTTTTTAACATTTCCATAAACCCCTTGATCAACAATTGGGTAATAGACATCTGCTTGCATTGGGAAGATAAAATCTGGCTCTTCGCATATCATTAAATTATCCCTGGCTTGACAATATTTTTAACATATTTTTCAAGTATCTTATCTACTAGGAAGTTTCCTGTTCCGCTAAGCATTGCTTTATCAAATTGAATTCTAAACTGATCTGTGTTGTATGCTGTAATGTATCTCTTGTAATAATCAAGTTTTCCACACTTAAGATCTTCTATTAAAAGTTTTGCTGCGTATTCAATATCTGCAGGGACTGTTAGGTATCCGTGATCAACAATAAATGTATAATCGTATCCTGAAGGGAATCCTACGCCATCATATCCATAGTAAGCAAGATCTCCAATTGCTATTGGAAGATTTTGGGCTGTGGACTCATACCTGTTAACTACACCATCACGTATTTTTTGTATAGCGGTTTTATCTGATGTTATAGAATATTGGTGCTCATTTAATTCTGGAGTTGATCTATCATAAACTAATTGGTTATTCTCGTAAACCTTAAATACTCTATAAACCTTTTCCCATAAAGAGAAGTAGTCTGATCCGTTACCAGTTCCTATAACTGTAATCTTTTTATTATAAAATCCTTCTGGAACAAATGTATCAATCATTGATCTTGCTACTAATTCTAAGGTTGTGTATTCAGCAATTTCAGATGCTGTTGTGCCTAATGTGTTTGGGTCTACGTATGGTCTTATTAACTCATAAAACTCTTCGTAGATTTCTATTTCTGTCCCGTTAATAATTTTAAAAAGTTCTACTCTGTAATTATTATCATATCTGCCAGGAAGAGAAATCTCTAAGTCATCTCCTGTAGATGAATCTAAAAATTCTATATCTTGTACTGAAAGGTCCGCCATATCCGTAACTCTTGCATAAATGTCTACATTGATATACCCTGCTGGTACAACAAAGTTAACTGCAATTGTTTCGTATGGCGGAACTCTCAATATTTCCATATTTACTTACCAAATTCCTTGGCAACTTCTTCTGGTGTTGCGATGCGGATGTGTGGTCTAGTTAGCCACTTGTCTGCTGCATCTTTTTCAACGATGTTATAGCCACGATATACCTTACCTACCTCTGACCATGTAACATTCTTAGTTGAATAAAGGGCAACTGTTTCCTTCTTTTCAGTAGGCAACTTCTTGCTAGGCTTTCTTGATTCTTTTGGCGCTGTTGTTGCTCCAATGACACCATCTGCAACTGATCCAAGAGCCTGAACTTCTTCAGGTGCCTTGTATGCAGGGGCTTCAATAGCATCTACTTCTGGTGCTTCTTCTACAACTGGAGTTTCCTCAATAAATTCTGCAACTGGCTCTGTAACAACTGGTGCTTCAAAAACTGGTGCTTCAAACACTGACTCTTCTTCAATTGGATTATTATTCATGTATTCCATAATTCCTCCTTGTTAGTATTATATCATTATAAGTAATAAAGGGGAGTAAGAGCGTTAACTCCTACTCCCCCTAATTTTTACTGTTTACAGATTACTCTGCTGCAGCGTCTGCGTATGCAATTGCATCCTGCTCTTCCCATTGAAGTCCAAAGCGTACGAAGACTGTATATTCTACAGTGTCCTTCTTAGGCTTGTATTCACGGTTAACAGTGATGTCACGCTGGAATCCCCATACACGGTTCTGTGGGAATGTCAAGTCGACATATCCTGCAGGGTAGTAAGGAACTTCTTGTACGTCAACTCCGAGGACACGTGTTGTACGTGCTCCACCGAATGTCTGTGCTCCACCATCAAGATATGCTTGACGGTTTGTTGGAGTACCACCAGCCTGAGAAGCAAATGCTTCTGCGACTGCGTCTGCTAGAGTACCGTTATTCTTAACGATTCCCTGGAATGCATCTGTACCAGCATAGAACTTCAAGTTAGACTTGATAGCACGATACTTGCGTGGCATTGCTGTGATGATTTGCTGCATTACATCAGTTGTCCAGGCGTCATTAGCGACTGTAACTACTGCTTCGTGTGCATCTCCATCAGTCTTGACACGATTTACGAAACCTTCCATGATTGAAAGGAATGAATCTGATCCTGCACCTGTTCCGTTGATTGCAAGGTCTTCGATATCATTACCGAAAGCGTTTGTCATCAAGCGTACAATGTGATCTTCTAGTTGTGCACCTTCGATGTTATCTTCTAGTGCTTCAGTTGCTACTTCCCAGTCAAGACGAATCTTCTTTGTAGTCAATTCAACCTTTGAGAATGTTGCACCTGCGTTTGTGTAGTCGCCAACTGCTTGCGCTGCTGCACGAAT